CGCTGGGGCAGGGGTCACGTGCATCGTTTCGATGCCGCGACGGGCAGGACTTGGTGCGGCAGGGCGCTTGAGATGACCCCCGGAAAGTTGGGTCCGGCTCTAGCAACTCAGATCGACTGCAAGACGTGCATCGCGAGGGAGCGTCAGCGGACCTTTTGACTAACCGCGCCGGGACGGCCTCCCGGCTTCCAGCGACGGAGATGGGTCATGCTCGCCTCCGATTTCGACGAAGCTGCCGCATGCGTAGAGGCCGACCCGTTCGATCGCGTCCTATTCGACCGTCTCGGTCGGGAGCGGACGCATGTGAAGACCGTCGAGCGGGTCAACCGGCTCGCGCTGTTCGCCTCGACGCGCCGGCCGGTGACAATTCGGCAAGGCTACTACCACCTCGATGTTCACGGCCTGATCGCCAAGACCGACGCCGGCTATGGCGTCGTGGTTGAGCCGATGAACGAGATGGTCGACGCCGGGATCATCGATGCGGACTGGATCGTCGACCTTTCCCGCGAGCCGCTGATCTGGCGTGGTTACGACAGCCCGGCGCATGCGCTCCGGGTCGCTGCCGAGAGCTACTACAAGAACCTATGGCTGCACGAGCCGCATCACATCATGATTTGGATCGAGAAGCAGGGGCTGATCGAGACCATTCGCGGGCCTTGCGTGCGCCGCTGCGTCTCGGTGTGGCCGGCGCGCGGCTATGCCAGCCGCTCCTTCTTGCGCCGCGCCGTCAAGGAGATCGTCGCGGCCGGCAAGCCGACCTTCGTCTATGCCTTCGGCGACTATGACGCGGCGGGTTGGTTCGCTTCGCAGCATATCGACGACATGCTGCGGGACTACGCTGAGCTAGCCAACTTTAAGCACCCGATCGCCTTCGAGCGCGTGGCCTTGAGCGCGCAGGACATCATCGAGCACAACCTGCCGACCCGCGCCAGCAAGGAGATCGATGACCGGGGTAGGCCGATCGCCAGCGCGCCCGCCTTCCGTCTCCTGCAGGAAGAGATGCTCGGCGATGGCTGGCCCGAGCTGATCGGGCAGTCGTGCGAGCTGGACGCGCTCGATCCGGCTGTGCTGCGCGGAATGGTCGAGGATTGTGCTCGTCGGCATCTGAGCGATGCGCACCTCGCCGAGCTGGAGGCGCAGGAAGCCGCCGAGAAGGCCGAGATTATGCGCATCGTGCGCCGCCTGGAGCGGCGTTCGTAAGCCCACGCGGCCGGGGTGATGGCCGCAAAGAGAAGGGCGCTCTGAAGCGCCCAGAAAGGTATTGAGGCCATGACGGATATCGAAACGGCAGACGCCATACAAGCCGAAGATAAAGCGGCGGAGCGACACGTCGAGACACTCGACGACGACGAATTGGAAGTGCTGCGGGAGTTCCGGGAGAGGAAAGCTCGCAAGGCCGAGATCGCCGGGCATTGGAAGATCTGCCTCGCGGACCTGACCGGGGGCTCGGAAGCTCCCGGTGATGACGATGAGGAGTGGGACGAGATCGCCGGGAGGTTCTGCACAATCATCGACCTGCACGGATGGGAGATCGAGTTCCTCGCATTCGCGCTGATGCGCGCCCTTGGTTGGCGGGAGCACAGCATGCGCAATCATGGCATGACCTGGGTCCGTCGATGATGACCGCGCATGTTGCTCAAGCCGGTGACGAGCCCCCGGAAGAGTTCCTGCAACACGTATTGCGGATCATGCGCCTGATGTCCCGTGATCCGGCAAAGTGGCCCGACTTCTGCGAGCACCTTGGCATCGATCCGGCCGAGTTCGCCGAGTTCGTTGAGCACGAGGCGAGGCGGTCACAGCAATAGCGATAGTCGCGCCGGCCCAGCGCCAGCGCGACCGCAAACATCGGGAATAATGTCTACAGGGCTGTAGGATAAACTTATGGGTCGGCCGCCGATCTTCGAGAAAGCCATGACGCGCACCGAGCTTCAACAGCGCTGGCGCTGCCGGCATCGGCAGAAGGCTTTCCACGACCCCTGCATGCGGCGCCCGCAGCCGAAGCGCGGGGATGAGGACTACTGGCCGACGCCGGAATGCCTCATCCAAGCTCTGCGAGCGTCTGTGCTGCCCATCTTGCCTGCCGGGCCGATCTGGGAGTGCGCGGCGGGTGATGGGCGTCTGTGCGCCGCTCTCGAAGCCGCCGGGCGCCGGGTCATCGGCACTGACGTGCTGCCGAGAGGCGAGGGAATCCGAACGCTGGATTTCCTGACTGGTCCCCCGCCGCCGGAAACGCAGGCTCGATCATCGCGACCAATCCGCCCTACAGCCGGCTCCGCGAGTTCATTGATCGATGCCAGAGCTTGCTAGATCAGCAGCACATCCGCGCCTTCGTCCTCCTGATGCGCCATGACCATCTAGCCACGAGAGGGCGTGCCGATCTCATGGGTCGTCTTGGCTACGAATTCCGTTGCTGTTGGCGGCCGCGTTGGATTCCTGGCAGCAAAGGCGGGCCTCGCCATTCCTTCGCATGGCTCGTCTGGATAGGTGGCCACAACGCCCGTCCGGAGCTGGTATCGCTACTCAAGCCCGAGCCTCTCAGTGGTCGAGCTGGGACTATCTCCAGCGTGACCTATCGCCATTGACCGGGCCGGTCGCGGTGTCAGGGTCACGGTGCCGGGCTTGTGCTTAGCGACCGATTCGAAAGGCGAGACCCGGCCCGATCGCGTCGCGCGCTGCCTCGACCTCCTCTGCAACCTCCTTCCAGAAGATGGGCCGGCGCTGAGCCTCCACGGCCTCGGCGAGAGATCGCAGGATGTCGATCGTCGCGACGTGGAGATGCATGGCGCATGTCTCCGGTTGAAAGCGGCTGGCACGAGGAAGGCGGTCAGATTAGGCCCGATCACCAAACGGGCGCCAGGAGCCCCGTCCGCCAGCCCGTGGCGGGCTTTCCGTCCGCCGGTTTCGCCCTGCAACGCCGCCCTAGGCCCGCTCCCGCCTCGCTCTGTGGACATTGTGACGGCGAGACTTGTGCCCGTTTTAAATTGGCGGGATGGGCGGCCATGCCGCCATTCTGGACCGTCGTCAGATCACGTCACGGCCAGGAGAGCTTCGCCAGCGACAGGCTCGGCGAAAGAGGCTTCCCTTGCCTCTTGCCGAAGGTCATGAACGGCCGAGCCGGACCCTCTGCGCTATTCACCGGATATCTGTTCACATACGTGAGCGATCGATGGCACGAGATTGGCAGCACGATCGGCGTCTCGTGCATCGTCCGCTTCGGAATGGAGCCCGCGAGGGTTCCGCTCGCCGTGATCGAGGACCTCCGCAGCCGCATGGATGCAGATGGCGTCATCGCATTGCCCAAGCGCCCGCGCTTCAAGCTCGGCGATCGCGTCGAGATCGTCGGCGGCGCCTTCTCCGGACGGCTCGCGATCTATGCCGGGCAAGGCCAACGAGCGCGCGAGGCTGTGCTCTTGAGCATCCTTGGCGCGCAGCGTCGGATCGAGATCGCCGCCGAGCACATCGCCGAGGCATAGCCATGTCGTATCGGAAGCACGTCGATCTCAGTTGGGTGAATCAGGCTCCCCTGAACTCTTTGCCGGGCGAAATCCGCAGAGCTGTCCGCCAACTGCGGGAAGCTGCCTCGGCGGCCGAGGACATTATCGACGCCATCTCGGAGTCATGGGATCACGAGAGCAACAGCGATCGGGAGACTCGCCGCGCGTTGATGGCGACCGTCGACGCCATGTCTCCCATCTTCGGAGCGCTCGAAGACACTCTCGGCCAGTTAACCAAGACATTGCTGGAGCACTACGCGATGCACCATCATCCGCCGACGTTGCCCGCCTCGCCTCGTGACGACGCCGCCTAGCGATGCCGCGCCGCGCCGCCGATCCAGCCGCAACGATGGCATCGCGCGATTGGTATTCGTTGCAAAGATGGAGGAGGCGCGCCCGGCATCAGCTCGCGAGCGAGCCATTATGCAAGTTGTGCCTCGATGCCGGACGGGTCGTGCCGGCGTCCGTCGCCGACCACGTCGAGCCGCATAGAGGCATCTGGAATGAGTTCCGGACAGGCAAGTTGCAATCGCTCTGCCGTGATTGCCATGCAGCCAAATGGTCGACAGATATGAAGAACCTGCCGGCCAAGCCTAGCCGCGTCCGCGACGTCGACGCCGACGGTTGGCCGCTCGATCGGCGGTGAGATGCGGGGTAGGGCGGAGCGGCGCCAGATGATCGCGTGCTGCGGTTCGAACGTAGGCCAAAACGGGAGCCGGGGGGATGGTCAGAAAAACGGATGACCGACGATCCTGACGGCGCGGCCCAGCTTCGCGCCGGCGCGGGTCGACCCCGATGGTTTCCGAGTCGCGCCGGAATGGCTTACATATTCGCCGCCATGGACACGCCTGCGTCCCCGTCTCACCTGTCGTCGTCCGCCCGCAAATGGTGGGCAATCGTCACGTCCCGATACGAGCTTGAGGAACATCACCTCCGCCTTCTGCAACTGGCCTGCGAAGCCTGGGATCAAGCGCAGGATGCCCGTTACCGGCTGAGTGAAGAGGGCTTGACGATCGGTTCGGCCGAGGATGGCACCCTGCGGACGCACCCTTGCGTCAAGATCGAGCACGACAGCGCCATCCGCTTCGCTCGCTTGGTTCGCGAGCTTGATCTGGACCTTGAGCCGCCGCCCGATGAGCGCTTTGGGCCGCCTTCGATCCCGAGCAACAGAAGCCGCCGCCATGCCCGCAAAGCTTCGGACGCCTAAGGTCCGCAAACCCGTCTTCAGCTCCGAGGCGATGCAGTTGTTCGCTGCGCTTGAGCGCGATCGTCGACCAAGCCGGGCGCGGGTCGAGCGTTCCTACCGGCTCGCCGAGATGCTGCATCTGACCGATGCTTGGTGGTGCGGACAAACAGTCGAGGACCGCAGCCCGACCCCGGCGCATCCGCATTGGTGCCTCGCGCATTGCTACTGGCATCAGGTTCGCAAGCTCCGCGAGGGGCTCATCGAGGCGAGTGGCACGCGATCGAGACGGAGACTGTCGCCCGCCACGCATCTGCCGGCGAGCGAGCGCAGGGCGGCGGCGGTCATCGAGTTCATCGAGAAGTTGATCATCCCGAGCGGCATCGGCGAGGGCAGGCCGCTCGTGCTGATGCCGTGGCAACGCGCCTTTGTTCGTGACATCTACCGGCCGCATCTCGGCGGCCGGCGGCTCGTGCGGCGGGCGATCTTGTCCGTGGCGAGGAAGCAGGGAAAGACGGCGCTGACGGCGGCGCTGGCGCTCGCCCACCTCATAGGACCGGAAGCGATCGTCAACGGCGAAATTTATTCGTGCGCGAACGACAGGGATCAGGCGGGCATCTGCTTCAAGTTCGCGCGGCAGATGGTCGAGCGCGATCCCCGCCTCAAGGAGATGATCGACCTCGTGCCGTCGACCAAGACGATGGCCGGCCGGTCGAGCGGCTCCGTCTATCGCGCCGTGTCGAGGGAGAGTTCGACGAAGCATGGATACGCTCCCTCGGTCGTCATCTATGACGAGCTGGCGCAGTCGAAGGGCCGCGAGCTGTATGACGTGTTCGACACGTCGTTCGGCGCCCGCAACGAGCCGTTGTTCGTCGCGATCAGCACGCAATCGAACGACACGGAGCATATCCTCTCGCGGCTGATCGATGACGGCCTCGCGCATGACGATCCGACGATCGTCTGTCACCTGCATGCCGCCGACGAGGGCTGCGCGCTCGATGACGAGAAGGAATGGAAGAAGGCCAACCCGGCGCTCGGCGTGTTCCGTGACGCTGAGGATTTGGCGACCGCCATTCGCAAGGCAATGCGCATGCCGGCCGAAGAGCCGAAGGTGCGCAACCTGTTCCCGAATCAGCGCGTCGAGCCGAGCGCGCCCTTGTTAGCGCGGGCCGAGTGGATGGCGTGCGCCGGGGATGCGACCCTCGTCTCTGGTGAGCGGGTCTACCTCGCTCTGGACATGGCGCAGAAGCTCGACACGGCGGCGCTGGCCATTGCAACCGTCGCCGATCCTGTCCGCGCGCAGGTGATCTTCTGGAAGCCGGCCGCGACGCTCGCCGAGCACTCGCGGCGGGACTTCGGCGTCGGCAATGACCGTTATGGCGAATGGGCACATGCGAGGCATCTGCGCCTCAGCCCCGGCCGCTCGATCGATCCGGAGATCGTGGCGACCGAGATCGCCGATCTCGATCGGCGCTTCCAGGTGCAGGCCCTGGCTTTCGACCGATGGGGCACGGATGAGCTGTGGCGCGAATGCGACCGGATCGGCCTACGGACTTTCGTGGATGGCGAGAAGGGCGGCAGCGGGCTTCGGATCGTCCCCTGGGGGCAGGGTTATCGCGGCATGAGCCGCGCTATTGATACCCTTGAAGTTCTGGTCTTCGAGCGTCGGCTCGTGCATCCGAACAGTCCGTGCTTAAACTGGCACATCGGCAACGCCGTGGCCACGACCGACCCGGCCGGCAATCGGAAGATGGACAAAGAGAAGGCCAAGTTTCGCATTGACGGCGCGGTCGCGCTGGCGATGGCGGTCGGGCTCAGAGCCAGCGACCGCAACGCGCCGACACCAATAGATATCTCGACATTAATTGCTTAAGGGCGGATGCAGCGGGTCTACTGCATCCGCCCATCGCCTGCCTTGCCAAGCCCAGCCGTGCCCTGCCACATCTGTCCAAGCCATGCCGGGGCGAGCCGCGCCGCGCCAATGCAAAGGCCCTTGTCCGACCTTGCCGTGATAGGCAACACGATCGCGGCTATGGGCGTCAATCTGCTCTTTGCGGCTACACCGTGAACGCCGTTCTGAGCGACCCGCCCCAGCAGATATCAGTGCACTACATCGAGCAGGGGCACTGATGGCTCGGAGAGGCTCCGCCGGTTGCATTTGAAATCATTTGCGTTTCTTGAAAGATCGTAGATCAACCCCGAGTTGACCCCCGATTTGGAGTTGATTGCCGCACACGTTGTGCCGCCGTCGCAACCCGGCTGGTTGCCAAGTCTGAACGCCCCGCGGCGCGTGAAGCGAAGGTCGCGCTCGATCGCAGCGACCCGGATCAGCTCGTCAGAACCTCCCACCGGTCATTTGCGAACTGAGCGAAGCGCAGGTGACACGCTGAAGGTCTCGGCGCGCAATTCGAGCGGCGATTACCAGTCGATCTTCGGGGCGCTCTACGGCAAGGCGAGCTACGGCGCGATCGACCTCAAGGCCGGAGCCATCCTCGCTTCGACCGATACGCATACGAGCCGATCGATCATCTTCCCGGGCTTCTTCGATGCGGCAAGCTCGAGCTATGGCGGCTATGCGGCGCAGGGCTTTGCCGAGCTCGGCTACAACCTGCCTTTCCACTGGACGCCCTGGTCCTATGTTCCCGGCCTCGATAGCCTCAAGGTGAATTACGAGCCATTCCTGCAAGGCGCCGTGATCCATATCGACCAGAACCGCTATGTCGAGACGGCCTTGACCGGCGCTGCGCTCGTGGGCGCGTCGAAGGGCTACGACCTCGGAACGACGACGCTCGGGTGGCGCACGCAATATCAGCTCGCGTCTCTTCCCGGCTTCACGCTCTCGA